ATCCGATACCTTTTTACAGTTTGCGGCAGAGGCCAACAGCTTTGCCTTCGATGGTGATGGTGTTCATATCCTCGCCGATGCGCAGGATAGTCGGAAATGTGGGGTTTTCGGCGCGGAGCTCGATATGATCATCGAACAGAAACACGCGCTTGAGGGTGGCCTCGCCATCGATCAGGACGGCAGCGACCTCGCCGTTCTCGACCATCGGCTGGCTGTGGATGGCTACGACATCGCCGTCTTTGATTTTTGGCTCCATGCTGTCGCCCTGGCATAGCAGCGTAAAGTCGGCATGCCAATCGCTGGGGACTTCATCGTAGGCCTCAACATTCTCCTCCGCGAGGATGGGTGTGCCGCAGGCAATCTGCCCCACACGCGGGATGCGGTCCCGCTTCGGCAGCGGCTGGAACCCGGCGGGGATGGGGGGCTTGCTGTCTGGTTCCCAGCCCATTAAATAACCAGGCGTTGTATTCAACGCGTCTGCGAAAGCTACTAATTTAGACTGCGTTAAATCAACTTTACCGGCTTCAATTTTTGCAATGGATGACCTATCGTTGTATCCTGTTTTTTTAGCCAATTCATCCTGCGATAGTCCCGCTGAAATTCGTAATTCACGAATTCTTTTATAGGCTTCGAGCATCTTCAGCCCTCCTTTTAGCCTACTATACCACGAGCGTGAAATAAAATCAACATTTTTCAAGAATATAGTTGACATTCAATCACGCAGGTGGTATAACATAGATAGTGAATATTTTTCACAGATAGAGGTGAAACAGATGACTAATACGACTCTGCTGCAGGATGCAATTTCGAAATCGGGAGTTACCGTAACTTGGCTGGCCCATGAGTTGGGAATTTCTCGCGAGGGACTTTATAATAAAATAAACGGGAAAACGGAATTTAAGGCGTCGGAGGTTGCCTCTTTGACGCGACTGTTGCATCTAAATCAAACCAAAAGGGAACAGATTTTTTTTGCTCAATAATGTGAATATCATTCACTATCTCGCACTATCTAACAGTATCTAACACTATCTAACAGAAAAAATGCGCAATAAATGTGCGCATTGATTGTGTCCACCTTGGACACGCAAAGGAGTTGATACAAATGAACGGAGTGTACGACAGGATCCGTCAGCTTCGCATTGCCAACGGGCTGACGCTGGAGGAGCTGGCCCGGGCCGTCGGCTACAGCGATAAGTCGATGATGGGCCACATCGAACATGGCAAGGTCGATCTGCCGCTGTCCAGGGTCGCCGCCATTGCGCAGGCCCTGCACACAACCCCTCAGGAGCTGCTGTTCCCCGCCTCACCTCCCGAGAAGGTGGCTGCAGCTATAACCGTAGCCGTCAAGCTGGACGGCATGGATGAAGCCCTTGATAAAGCGCACGAGCTGGTAAGGACAATCGAAAAGGCCAAGTCGCTGGCGGGCGACCTGGCCTTGGCACTGGATGGCCTACATACAGAGGAGTCAACACTATGAATGAAAACAAATATCCCCAGACCGATGAAGAAACTCGGTCTGGGGAACGGAAAGAGCCTGAACACAGACTAAAGTGGGAGATGCCGGATACCGGTCCGGTATACCATTCCCATAGCGACAGCTTTTTACTCTGGTTTTTGCCGCAGTTTATTCAACATGTTGGTGAGGTAATGGTTGGCGTCAGTCTTTGCCGATTCATCGAACTCTACGGAAATCGCATTCCAGAACTCATTCAGCTTATCATTCCAAAGTGACGGTTCAATTTTATCCGCGACAGACATTGTGCACAGCTGCCGCAGCGCTTCCGCTGGGGCGCTGTCCTTCGAGAAAAGCAGCCTTGCATTATAAAGCGCCGCAATTAAGACCGCCTGATTTTGTAACGTTGGACTGTTGAGAAATTGCATCGCCTTATTAAATACCTCAGAACAGGCGTTGCGCTTTTCTTCCCGCAGAGTTTGCCATTTCATGGTACGCCAGCTTACCCACGCACCCAAAGCAGCACCAAAAACGCCACAAAGCGCACTGAGTATCGTTAAAATACATATCCCTCCCTTCCGGCTCGATTATAGCACGGCGGGGATACAAGCTACAAGGAGGTGAACGCTATGCTGCAAGATGAACAGCGTGAGCAGGACAGTCTGCTTGCGTGGTTTGGCGATGGCCTGTACGATAAACCGTCACCAGCTCCGAAAAAAGACGCTCCGCACAGCTGCGGACTACTTGCCCACGTCTTTCTCCACGTCGGGGAGACACTGATCGCCATATCGCTTTATGAGTTCCTGCTGCGCTTTCTGCCGGAAATCATTCAGGCAGTTGCCGCATTGCTGTGAGGGATGGGCTGTAATCATCACCAGCTTTTCAAGCTCTTGAATGCTTTTGTTTATATCGCTGTCAGGCGTACATAAAAGCTGCGCCGATGCTATTGATGCCAACAAAGCAAAGCGGTATTCCTGCGGGTCTTCAACCCAGCGCGCATAGGTGGACAGCACCAGCGAGCAGGCACTGTGCAATTCTGCGCGGCGCTGCTGCTCCACCGCTGTTTTGCGTGCCATGTAAGCACCGACAAAGACGCCGATAACACCGAGGGTGCCGCTGACCGCAGTAAGAAGCAATGATAACCAATCCATTTTTATACACGTCCTTTCTGCCGTGATTATAGCACGGCGGGGATACAAGCTACAAGGAGGTAAGCATGGCACGCGAAAAGCAGGGCTACCGGGATGCGCTGGAGCGCATCCGGCATGAGGCTGCGGGCGAGCTGGTGACAGTGCCCGAGGCCGCACACATCGTTTACGGCACAGACCCCTACGCCGCGCGCAAGGTCTGCCGTAATTTTGAGGGCTGGATCGGGGCCGGGCGCGACAAGCGCATCCCGGCCACCGCGCTGGCGAGGCAAATTTGCTGATGACAACGGATGATCTGGCCTGGGTGCAATCCAGGCTTAGGAACTGCACCAACGCCCGCCGCCAGTTGAGAATCTGCGCCGAGTGTCTGTATGTGGATGAGGGCACCCTGCTGGAAAGTCTGGGTTATGCCAGTTTTGACGCTTTCCGCGCGGCGCATCCTCAGAATAAGCGATCCTGCGGCCCGTCTGTTGAGCGCATCTACAACCCTGTGCCGCCGGAGGTGATGCTGGAAAGCATCCTGTACTACTACGGCGGCGCGCCGATCAGTACCGTGCGCAGCATGATGGGCTACACCCAGCCGGTGACGCACGAGGCAATCCGGCACAGAGTATGCAACTGGAAGAAGAAACACCCGACGCTTGCCGCCGGTATGCCGTGCAAGCGGCCAAAACCGAAAAAGGAGACCGAAGCCATGAAAATGACCTATGTTGAGGCAGGGCTGCCCGCCTACGCCTACGCAAGGAGCCGCTACACCAACAACATCGTCCGCATCGTGCGCGGGGAGCGCGCCCTGTTCGGTGTGGTGGAGCAAGAGGCCGTGGACACACTGAACGAGGCTGCGGGCGTCAGCCGCGCCCAGGCTGCTGCTATGTACGGCGGGGCCGTGTGCGGCTGGGACAGCCCGATGGCCGACCCCAACAACTACAATGAGGCCGGTGCCTACATCGGCCCGGAAATGGAGGATAAACATGGAGAAGAATGAGACCCCCAAAAACCTCGCCCTGCTGACAGCTGACGAGGTCACGCTCAGCATCCTGGAGGTGGACGCCGAGGGCGTGCGCATCAAGCTGTGGCCGGATGTAAACGCCGTGCGCGCCCATCTGGAGGAGTGCTGTGAGCGTATGCCCGGCGGGCTGGCGGGCTACAGTGTGCGGCACTACGTTTGTGGGCGGTATCTGTACTGCGCCGTGGCTCTGGCCGACATCACAAAGGACGCCCCCTGCCCCACCACCTACCGCGTGAGCAGCGACGCGCCCACCAACGAGGCAGACGGCAGCTTTTTGGCCGCTGCTGCCGCCTGGAACATCGGCGCGGGCGTGCTGAACCTGCCGCCGCTGCGCATCCCGGCCAGCAAGGTCCACATCGTCCCCCAGGGCAAGCCCGGCACCAACATCATTGAGCGCTACGTCCTGGACGACGCCCTCACTCTGGACGACATTACCTACAACGGTGACGGCAGCGTGGCATCGCTGAGGGTGCGCAAGCGTGATGGGAGCGTGATCACATGGCAAGCCGGCTGATCGCCCATGTGGCCGCCTGGTACATCCCAACGGGCCAGCCCTTAGTCAACGACATGGACGGGCTGACGATTGACGGTGCGTATCGCCTGGAGGCCCAGCGGATGCACGCCGAACTGGAGCGCCGCGCGCGGGGGCAGCCCCTATGCGTGGAGATCGACATCCGCCCGGTGAAGAACAAGCGCACACTGGATCAGAACCGCCTCATGTGGGCGCTGCTGAACAGGCTGGCGCTGGCGTTGAGCGGCGACACGCCCGGCGGGGTGACCGCCGAACAGTGCTATCTGGACTTGCTGGGCGAGTTCGGCGCAGAGGTGGAGACCTGGCGCGTGCCGGTCAAGGCCCTGCCCGCCCTGCGCAACACATACCGCGTTGTGCAGATGGTGGAGCTGCTGGACAACGGCTATTGCATGGCCCGGCTCGGCCTGGGCAGCAGCAGCTTTACCCGGCAGCAGATGCACGACTTCATTGAGCGCATCTTTGACCGGCTGGCCGAGGCCGGTGTTGACGATGCCGAAACCACCGAGCAGTACCGGGACTGGAGGCGTGCGGATGGATTGCATTAAGTGCAACAGCAGCCAGGTGCGCGTCATCGACACCCGCGCCAAGGGGACCCGGCGGATATACCGCCGCCGCGTCTGCATGATGTGCGGCTTCCGCTGGACGACGGTGGAGCTGCCTGTTGGTGATGTGCGCCAGGCGGTGGATGCCGTCAACGGACTGGAGGAGCGCCGTGGCAAAAAGCATACTGCAAAGCGATAAAGAGTGCTACCTGTGCCGCAAGCGCTACAATCTGCGCACCACGCGCGGCCTGGAGGAGCACCACATCCTATTCGGGCGCGGACGGCGCGAGTTGTCTGAGCGGTACGGCCTCAAGGTCTGGCTGTGCCACGACCATCACAATGAGCCGCCCCTGGGTGTCCATTTTGACCCCGGTGCCCGGCGGGAGTTGGAACAGGCGGCACAATTTGCTTTTGATAATATCCATGGCCCCGGCAGCTTCGCCGAGGTGTTTGGGGAAGAAATTTAGTTTTTAGGAGGATGCAAACGATGAATGTATGGTATAAGCCCAGGCTGCAAAGCGTCGATAACATTATTAAGACGCAAGTTCTGGGCGGAGAAGTAAGCCACAAACAGATTGATGCCGTCCAAGAAGAGGCGTTGGATGTCGTCCTCGCGGCGCTGAACGGCGAGGCGGGAATGTCTGGCCCGGATATCCCTTTTTTGTGCGCGGCTCTGCATTTCTGGCGCGATGAACTGATCGAGAGGATGCGCAGAGAACACCCTGACGACCTTGAGGCCGAGAAGGCCGCTTATATCATGATGAAGCGGCATTATAAGGGTGAGGCCAAAAAAGTTGGAGGTGATGAGTAATGCCCCAGATCGTAAACAAAAAGAGCGTGCTGGAGATGGCGATGGGCGCGATTGCCGAGATCACAGACTATGAGGTTGAGAGGGTCGTGGCGAACATCATGGACCCCAACACCGCGGCAACGGCCAAGCGCAAGATCACCATCACGCTGACGTTTGCCCCGGACGACTACCGCCAGCAGATCGGCATGGACGCGCAGGCAAAGACCACCCTCGCGCCGATCCAGCCGGTGCGCACATCCCTGTGCATCACCAAGGCGCGGGACGGCAGCCTGCTGCTGGCCGAGATGACGCCGCAGGTCCCCGGACAGGTGGACATGGACGGCGATGAGACACCGATGCCCGCAATGGCCCGCGTGGGCCGTGCCGGGTATTAACATACAGAAAGGACAAAGACAATGGAAAACAGCTTTTTAAAAGACGCTATTAACCGCATTGTGGAGCTGGCGACCCCCTTTACCCTGGAAACGCGCAACGGGCATCAGTTCTGTTCCGCCGATCTGCGCGAGGTCAAGCCGGAGGTTGAACTCCCGGCACGGTACTCGGTGGATACTCTGGAGGCGCTGGTCAAGCTGATCCGCACCGAGGGCGTCGCCCAGGCACCGCAGCTGTATGTGCGTGTGGACAGCGCCCGGCGGGTCGTAGTGGACAGCACCTATACGGGCCGCGACTACGCGATCTACAGCCGCCTGCCGCTGTATGAGGCCGTGAGCGATGTGCCGAGCATTTCTGTCAACCAATACATGAGCCAGGAACACGCCGTTATCGAACTGCAAAGCCTGTACGCTGTCACCGATGACCGTGACTACCTGCTGGCCCTGCTGAGCCGCATTGACGTTAATCAGGGCGTGTCCAGTGTGGACAACGGGATCAGCCAGGAGGTCAGCGTCCGCACCGGCGCGGTGCTGAAAGAGCAGCAGACGGTGCAGCCCATCGTCCACTTGCAGCCCTACCGCACTTTCCTTGAGGTCGAACAGCCTGCCAGCGATTTCCTGCTGCGCCTTGACAAAGAGGGCCGCCCGGCACTGTACGAGGCTGACGGCGGGGCGTGGAAGTTGGAGGCCAAGCGCAACATCGCCGCCTATCTGGGCGAGCAGCTGGCCGATCTGGTGGAGTGCGGCAGTGTGGTGGTGATGATCTGATGCTGAACGTAGTTGCATTGCAGGGCCGCCTGGCCCGGGACCCGGAGCTGCGGCAGACCAACACGGGCAAGCAGGTGGCGACGTTCACCCTGGCCGTTGACCGCGGGCGCAGGGACGCCAACGGCAAGAGCGTGGCGGACTGGATTCCCGTCATTGCATGGGAGCGCGCTGCCGAGTTTGCCTATAAATGGCTCACTAAGGGCCAGATGGTAGCGGTGGATGGACGGCTGCAGAGCCGCACCTACACGGCAAAGGACGGCACCAACCGCACCGTGCTGGAGGTCGTCGCCAACAACATCAACTTCTGCGGCAGCAAAGCGGACAACGCAGGGGCTCTTTCAGCTCCCGCTGAGGGGCCCAGAGTGGGCGCGCCCGCACCGGAGTACAGCCGCGGGCCGGGTGACGACTTCGCCATGATCGAGGATGAGGGCGACCTCCCCTTTTAAACGTTGAAGAATTGAAAAATGACCTTGCAGGGATGCGCCGAAAAGAGCGCGGCGCACCCCTGTGTTAAGGTCAGCCATTTTTAGAAAGGCAGAACCTATGGACAATCCTGGATTTTTCGCCATTCTCCCCGCCTCGGTGCGGTATGATCGGCGGCTGAAGCCCGCCGAAAAGATTTTTTACGCAGAAATCACCTCTCTGGCCGACAAGACGGGCTGCTGCTACGCGAGCAACGCCTACTTCTGCCCGCTGTACGACACAACGGAGCGCACAGTCCAGCGCTGGGTGAAGCACCTGCAGGAGCTGGGCTATGTGGCCGTTAGCTACGCCCGGGACGGCGCAGCTAATCGGCGGTACATTTCCCCGCTGGTCGGCAGCGTGCCGGATGTCTGCGCCGAAAACCACCCCGACAAAAATGTCGGTGAGCGACACCCAGTGTCGGCGGGCGACAAAAATGTCGCACCCACCCCGACAAAAATGTCGCCTACCCCCCGACAAAAATGTCACCCAGAACAATACAAGAATAACAATACAAGAGAGAACAATACGCGGGCGGGCGCGCGAGAGAGCGTCCGGGATGTTCTCCGGGAATCCTTCCCGTGGAATGAACGGCTGACGGAGGCCCTGCTCGCATTTGAGGAGTCCCGGGCCGCGGGCAAGCATCCGCTGACCGTCAACGCCGCGTCGCTGGCCTGCAACAAGCTCAACCAGCTGGCCGACGAGGCGGGCGTGCGTGACCGCTACGGCTACATGGCCGCAGTGCTCGAGCAGAGCATCCTGCGCGGATGGGAGGGGCTGTTCGCCCTGAAGGACGATTTTGTGGATACCGTCCCCACCCAGCGCCCCGCCAGCACGGAGGATCGCCCGCGGGAGATCGGGCCGGACACCGACATACTTGATTTTTTGTGAGGCTTTTGAATGGAACGTGCAACTATAAGCCGACAGCAGCAGACGCAGCGGGCGTTCCTGGGCGCGGCGCTCATGGACCCGGCCCGCGCACGGGAGTACATCATCAAGCTGGTGCCCGGGATGTTCGACGAGGGCGTGAGCCGCGCGGTGTTCAGCGCGGTGCAGCAGCTCACCATGGCCGGGGAGCCGGTGGACGTCATCACGGTCATCAACCGGGCATCGGCGGGCCGCCCGGCGGATGAGATCAGGCCCGGTGTTGTGGCAATGGCCGAGACCTGCCCCAGCGTCTCCAACATCGGCAGCTATGCGGCGCAAATACTGGAGGACTACCGCTACTCGCTTTTGCAGAGCGACCTGATGAAGTGCATGGCCAAGGATCCGTGCGCAGGAGCAGCGGGTGCGGGGGCAGCAGGTGCTGATGGAGATGGAAGATGAAGATAACGACGCAGGCGTGGGAGACGTACATCCGCAGGCTGGCGAAGCTGAATGAAAAGGCCGCGCAGCTTATGGCGGAGTACCTGGCCGCCCACGGCACCGCCGACACGGAGGCGCTGATCGACTATGCCGCGGCGCTTGTGCAGAAATACGGTGAGGGCAGCGCCGAGCTGGCCTGCCAGATGTATGATGCCATGGCGGCGCTGCAGAATGCCAGGGTGTCCCCTGCCGAGCCTGCGGCACCTGCAAGCCGCCGCGAGGTGGCCCGAATGGTGCTGGCCACCCGGGAGAGCCCGCCGCAGATGCAGAGGGGCGTGAGCAGACTGGTAAAGCGTGCCGGGGCCGACACAACGCTGAAAAACGCGCAGCGGGATGGCGCGGAGTTTGCCTGGGTGCCGCACGGCGACAGCTGCGCCTTTTGCCTGACGCTGGCAAGCCGCGGCTGGCAGAGAGCCAGCCAGGCGGCCATCAAGGGCGGCCACGCAGAGCACATCCACGCCAACTGTGACTGCGAGTACGCTGTCCGGTTTGACGGGCGCACAAGCGTGGCCGGGTACGACCCGGAGGCTTATCTGGCGCAGTATAACGCCGCTGGCGGCGATATAAACAGGATGCGCCGGGTGAATTACGCCAAGAATAAAGAGCGCATCAATGCCCAGAAGCGGGCGGCGTATGCGCTGCGGCAGAAGAACCGCGGAAAGAAAGTTGCCATTACAGACATTGCCATACAGAAAGTGCCGTTGGTCGCCCCGAATGGAGCAAATGACCAAACGGCATTTTTTATACAGGAAACCCACAAGGAACTGCTGCGGTTTGCCCAAAAGTGGAACGACAGTAACGAGGCTGCCTGCCTGATTGATTTGACGACCCGGGAAAAGCTGGAATTTGTGAAGGGCGACCAGATTTCTGTCAATGTCGAAGCAGATGCAGCTTCTTATCATTGGCTGCGGAGCAAGCCGGAAAAAAGCGTTATGCTGTGCCATAATCACCCGGGGCAAAGCTATTATTCTATGAATGACATCCGTTTTTTCCTGATAGAAGAATCAGTTGGTGCACTGTCAATCGTTACAAATCAAGGCAAAGTATGGTCCATCTCAAAGACAGACAAATTTGAACGGGATACTGCTATAAGTGGTTTGGCAAAATTTTACGTAGAGTGTGGAAAAGATGCTGATGAAACGATTGACAAATTCCTCAAATCCGGATATACTTACGGTATAAGGAGGGATTGAGAATATGTTGGATGGAAAAGACCCGACCCCCGAGGAAATGTCTCAATGGTTCGATGAGGTTCTCGGTTCCAAACCAAAATCAAATTAATTTACGGTGCGGTGATTTTCTATGAAGCAGAATGAATTGATGGCTTTACTGGACGATTGCTGCCACGATTTTGCTTTTTTAGTAGACGGAAAGGCGTCCGGTATCATGCCAGAGGTAATAAACTACCAAAAGACATACCACGCCTGGTGCGGAGCCGCTGTAAAAGATTTCACCACAACATCGGATGTGATGACTACTCCGTTTTTCAATGGAAAAACGCTGAACGACTTGTGTGACAGTTTAAATATCCAGCTTTCTTGAAGTTGAAGCCCTATGAACCACGATGCAAACCGCACCGTGGTTTCTTTATGCCAATTTTTGGGAGAACATTATGGCAAAAGATGATTACTTTGTTTTGGTCTACAAAATCCTTGCCTATCTGTACACGGTTTTGAAGGAGGGGCGCTCCCCTGATGCAAAGATGCTTCAATATGACAGCACACTGTTGGGGGTAAATGAACCTTACTGGGCCTATATTATGGAAAACCTGCAAGCGCAGGGGTATATTACAGGCTTGACCGTTGTTGCGGCATGGGGCGGAGCAAGGAGCATATCAAATCTGGAACGATGCCAAATCACGCCGGACGGCATTGCCTACCTGTTTGAAAATAACCTGCTTGCCAAAGCAAAAGAGCTGTTGAAAGATGTAAAGGCCATGACGCCGTTTATCTGAATATGTAAACCACGATGCGAACGCACCGTGGTTTTTTTATGCCCACCCGGGCTGCATGAGGCCGGGGCGGGCGATTTTATTACAAAAATAGGCCCGGCACGGCGTAAAACTGTACAGCCAGTGCGGATGCGACCCGCGTGAACAAAGCGTAGGCGGAAAGGAACGCAGCCATGAAACGTGAAGAAGTCAAGAACAAAATCCCCGGCATTACCGATGAGCAGCTGGACTGGCTTATGGGCGAAAACGGCAGGGACGTCACCGCCGAAAAGACCAAAGCCGCCAGCCTGCAGACCCAGGTAAACGAGCTGACCACCCAGCTGAAAGCCTTTGAGGGTGTGGACGTGAACGACCTGAAAGGCCAGATCACCAAGCTGCAGGGCCAGCTGACCGACCAGGCGGCGGGTTTCGCCTTTGATGCAGCCCTGGACGGCGCGATCCGCGATGCAAAGGGCCGCGACGTGAAAGCCATCCGCAGTATGCTGGATTTGGAAAAGCTGAAAAGCAGCACGAATCGTGACAGCGATATCAAGACCGCGCTGGACGCCCTGGTAAAGGACAAGGCGTGGGCGTTTGATGTTGGCACCCACTACCCCACTGTGCCGGATGGCGGCACGGCAGGCGCAGGTGCCGGGGCCGGTACGGCGGCAGACGGCGTGGAGGCTGCGTTTGGGATGCTGAACCCCGGGATGAAAATTTAAAACACGAAAACCGACACAGGAAAGAGAGGTAATTTTATATGGCACATCTGAATCAGGAACGCTGGAGCAAGCTGGTGGACGCCAAGCTGCGCAATGTGCTTGTGACCCGCGACAATATGATTTTCAACAACCGCTACGAGGGCGACCCCAAGGCAGGCAAAGTTAAAATCCCGGTGCGTGACACCGAGGTTGCCGTAAAGACCTACAACAAGGCCACCGGCGTTGACCTGGACGCGGGCAGCACGGCCTATATTGACCTGGCGATCGACCAGGACGAGGCCGTGAACGAGCTGATCGACGGCTACGACGCCGCCAGCGTGCCCGACGGCATTGTGGCCGAGCGCCTGGACAGCGCCGGTTACAGCATGGGCTTGTCCGTGGATAAGAAGAGCATCAATGCGCTGGAGGGCGCGACCGGCGCTACCATCAGCGCCACCAAGACCGCCGCGACCGAATCCAACGCCTACAAGCTGGCGCTGGAGGCCAAGCGTGTGCTGAGCCGCAAGGGTGTCCCCACCGATGGCCGCTGGCTGATCGCCTCCCCCGAGTATCTGGAGGTGCTGATGCTGGACGACCACTTCATCAAGCAGGGCGACCTGGCGCAGGAGCTGGTGCAGTCCGGCGTGGTGGGCCGCATTGCGGGCTTTAACGTGTTCGAGTCCAACAACATGGATTTTGAGAGCACCACCCGCGTGGCCAGCAAAAAGACCACCACCGAGTTCATTGCCGGGCACCCGAACTGGTGCCACCGTGTCATGGAGTGGCAGGTCGGCGTGCATTTGCAGGACCTGAACGGCAGCGGCAAGTTCATCGGCGCAAGCGCTGTGCAGGGCCGCAAGGTGTACGGCATCAAGGTGTCGAAGCCCCAGACGCTGTACATCAAGCGCGTTGAGGCGGCTGTGGGCTGATAAAGGGGGCTGACCCATGCGATACGCAGATGCGGCGGCGGTGGCCGCCGGATTCCGCACGCTGACCGATGAAGAACAGGCCCGCGCGGACGCCCTGCTGGAGGAGGCCGCCGTGCTTATCGACGCGGTGGCCGCCGACGCTAAGGAGGACGCCAAGTGGGTGGTCAGCTGCCGCATGGTGCGCCGGGTGCTGGGTGACGGCACCGGCGGCGATATGCCGCTGTACCCGATGGGCGCGTCCCAGGGGTCGGCCACGGCGCTGGGCTACACCCAGAGCTGGACGATGAGCGGCGGCACATCGGGAGAGCTGTATATCTCCCGCACCGAGCGCAGGCTGCTGGGCGCGGGCAACCGCATTGGGGCGCACAGCCCGCTGGAGGCTATAACATGATCAAGGGCATCGATGTGACGCTGTACGAGCGGACGCAGACCGGCGAGGACGACTTTGGGGCGGCTGTGTACAGCGAAACGCCGGTGACGGTCCACAATGTACTTGTGGGAGAGCCGGAAACGGCGGATCTTGTCAACGAGCTGCAGCTGTACGGCAAGCGGCTGGCCTATGTGTTGGCAATCCCCAAGGGCGATACCCATGACTGGGAGGGCGCGGCGGTCGCGTTCTTCGGCCAGAAGTTCCGGGCCTACGGCAGCGTGACCCAGGGTATGGAGGCCATGATCCCGCTGCGCTGGAACAAGAAGGTCAAGGTGGAGCGGTATGAGTAAGCGCGTGCGCATCAAGCTGAACCGGGCCGCCGTGCGGGCGCTGATGAAAAGCCCCGAAATGCGGGAGATACTGGCCGAGCAGGCCCAGGCGATTGCCGGGCGGTGCGGCGACGGCTACGAGACCCGCGTAGGCACAGCAGAGACCCGCGCCATTGCGACGGTCTACCCTGCCGACGCTGCGGCCCGCCGCGATAACCACAAAAACAACACACTGGAGAGGGCGCTGCGATGATCGAGCAAATCGTCAAGGATTTTTTAACCGCCCGCCTTGGTGTGCCCATCAAGACTGAGGTGCCGGAGAGACCCCCCGGCACCTTTGTTGTTTTGGAGCGCACCGACGGCGAGCACAGCACCGGCATCAAGCGATGCACGCTGGCTGTGCAGAGCTGTGCGCCGACGCTGCTGCAGGCCGCCCAGCTGGATGACCGGGCAATTGAGGCCATGGAAGCCCTGGCAGAGCTGGACAGCGTGGGCGCGTGCCGCCTGGTGCGCGACTACAACTTTACCGACACCGAGAGCAGGCGCTATCGGTATCAGGCGGTGTTTGAAATTACTTATTACTGATTTTGTGTCCAGGTTGGACACGGAAAAGGAGTTTATTATGTCTGATGCAAAGAAAGTAACCGTCAGCAAGCCCAAGGTTGGCGGAGCTGTGTACCGCGCCCCGCTGGGGACTACCCCGCCCACCGACGCCACGACCGCGCTGGACAAGGCGTTTAAATCGCTGGGCTATATCAGCGAGGACGGCCTGACCAACTCGAACTCCCCCGAGAGTGACAGCATCCCCGCGTGGGGCGGCGACAAGGTGCTGTATTACCAGACCGCCAAAGACGACACCTTTGGCTTTATGCTGATCGAGGCGATGAACGAGGACGTGCTCAAGACCGTGTACGGCGACAAGAACGTCACCGGCACGCTGGCCGACGGTCTGACCGTCAAGGCAACTGCCGTCGAGGCCGCCGACAGCGTGTGGGTCGTGGAGACGATTTTGCGCGGCGGCGCGGTCAAGCGCATCGTGATCCCCTGCGCCCACATCACCGAGATCGAGGATATCGTTTACAAGGATGACGAGCCGCTGGGCTACGGCGTGACCCTGGGTGCGACGCCGGATGACAGCGGCGTGACCCACTACGAGTACATCAAGGGGGCCTGATGAATATGATCGATGGAAAGACGTCCACCGGGTTTGCCTTTACGATCCCGAGAGAGCGGCTGGACAACATGGAGCTGCTGGATGCGCTGGCCGAGGCCGACAACGGCAATGTGCTGGCGGTATCCAACGCTGTGACCCTGCTGCTGGGTGCCGGGCAGAAAAAGGCGCTGTATGACCACCTGCGCACCAAGGCGGGCAACGTGCCGGTTGCGGCGGTGAGCGCTGCGGTGCGGGAGATTCTGAGCGGCGGCGTGCAGGAAAAAAACTCTTGATCCTTGCCCACATGGCGGCACAATACCCGGAGGAACTGACCTGCGACATGGCCGAGACCTACCATGTGCTGGACTGGCGTGCCCTGGGCCTGCCGCTGGCGGCCACGCTGGCGGCGGGCCTGCGGGAGAACAGCCGCACCCGCATGGCGCTGGCCGGGGCGAAAGTGCCCACCGAGACGCTGCTGCTGGGCCAGGCGGCAGATGCGCTGCAACTGCTGCTGTGGACGAAAACCAAGGACGCCCAGCATGGCCGGAACCGCCCCGCGCCCCTTGTGCCCACCCTGTTGGCGGTGTCAACAGCCTGGACTACGGCGTACTGCTGGACGGCAGCGGCACGACCACTGCCCCCGAGCGGGACGTGATGACCGTGACGATACCGGGCCGCAGCGGGGACCTGCTTGTGGACGCGGGGCGCTGGAAAAATACCACCGTGAGCTACCCCTGCACTATCGCCCGGGAGTTTGAGGGGCGGTTTGCGGCGTTCAAGCAGGCGTTGCTGGCCGAGGGTGGCTACAAGCGCCTGGAGGACACGCTGCACCCCGATGAATACCGCCTAGCCTACCTGGCGGGGCCGTTGGAGCCGGAGACCATCCCCTACAACCGCGCAGGGACGTTTGCGCTGGATTTTGGCTGCAAACCACAGCGATTTTTGAAGTCCGGCGAGGACGTGCTGACGGTGGTAAGCGGCGGGAAGCTGTACAACCCTACCGGCTGCGCGGCGCTGCCGCTGATACGGTTGACGCTGACCGGCGACGCCAAGCTCAACGTGGGCGGCGTGCAGATGAGCGTTGCCGGGCACACGGGGCCGATGTGGATCGACTGCGATCTGCAGGACGCCTACTACAACAACACGAATCTGAACAAGTACCTGACCGCGCCGGAGTTCCCGGTGCTGGGGGCAGGGGCAACGCAGGTAAGCTGGAGCGGCGGGATCGACAAGTGCGAGGTCGTGCCGCGGTGGTGGAGGCTGTGAGGGGGAAAGAGCGGTTAAAGCAAAGCCGCCCCTCATCCGGCCCTGCGGAGCGGAAAGGATGTGAGGGAAAATAAGTTATCCGAGATATTACGACGGAACGATCGGTCTGCAGGGCAACGGTGTGGGGGTGCTGCGGGATGCTGTAAGCTGCACCGTGACCGAGGAGCGAAACGGAGCGTTTGAACTGGAAATGGTCTATCCCATCACCGGGCAGCATTACAGCAGCCTGGCGCTGCGCGGGCTGATTCTGGCAAAGCCGAACCCCTACGGTGAGGCGCAGTATTTCCGCATTTATAAAATCAGCCGCCCCATCAACGGCCAGGTGACGGTCAACGCGCAGCACATCAGCTACGATTTGAGCGGCATTCCGGTGGGGCCTTGTAAGGCGTTGAACGCAGTCGACGCCTTGCAGCAGCTCAAAAGCCATGCGGCGGTAAGCTGTGACTACCAATTCTGGACGGACATCCAGACGGTGGCAGACTTTGCCGTTGCCGTGCCGGGCAGCCTGCGCAGCCTGCTGGGCGGCGTGGAGGGCAGCGTGCTGGATGTGTACGGCGGTGAATACGAGTGGGACAACACCACCGTGAAGCTGCACAGCCAGCGCGGCACCGACCGCGGTGTGACGATCCGCTACGGAAAGAACCTGACCGACTTGACCCAGGAGGAAAGCTGCGCCGAGGTCTACACCGGCGTCTACCCCTACTGGGTGGACAGCGACGGCAACGTGACCCAGATCACCGGCAACCCGGTTGTCAACGTGCCGGACGGCCAGTATAACTTTGTGCGGGTGCTGACGCTGGACGTGAGCCAGGACATAAAAGAGCAGCCCACCGCCGCGCAGCTACGGCAGGCCGCGCTGGATTATATCGCCGCAAACAAAGTGGGCGTGCCGAAGGTAAGCCTGACATTGAGCTTTGCCCAGCTGGAACAGACCGCCGAATATGCCGACAAGGCCCTGCTGGAGCGGGTGTGCCTGTGTGATACCGTACATGTGCAGTTTGCAAAGTTGGGCGTGAGCGCTGATGCAAGTTGTATCAAAACGGTCTATGACGTGCTGCTGGAACGTTACGACAGCGTGGAGCTGGGGGACGTCCGCAGCAGCCTGGCCAACACCGTGGCCGACATGGGCAAGACCGTACAGAGCACCGTGAACAAGACGCGCAGCGACCTGGAACGGGCCATTGACCGCGCCACACAGCTTATCACCGGCAATCTGGGAGGCTATGTGGTGCTGCACAGCTCCACCGGCGCGGATGAGCCGGACGAGATCCTTGTGATGGATAAGCCGGAAATTGAAAAGGCTACCAAGGTCTGGCGGTGGAATCTGGCCGGTTGGGGTTACAGCAGCAGCGGCTACGGCGGGCCGTACCGCCTGGCCGCCACGATGGACGGTGCAATCAACGCCGATTTCATCACGACCGGAACTATGAGTGCGAATCTTATCCGGGGCGGCGTTCTGCAGTCCACCAACGGAAAGTTTGTGTCCAATTTGGACACGGGCGTCACGACTTTTAACGGCGGGCTGGTTGTGAATAGCGACAACTTTAAAATCGGCTCGGACGGGTCTGTGGACATCACCGGAAAATTCACTTCGACGGTGTCGGAGAGCAAGTGCGTCATCGACAACGCCAAAATTGAAATGTACCGCAAGACTAACGACGGAAACTGGCACATGGGCGCGTTTATGTCTACATGGGGCAGCAACAACGCCGTGGGCCGCTTGGTGCTGTACGGCCCGGCGGCCAGCAACCCCAACAATATGATCGCTAACGTCACAATGGCTGGCCAGTATGAGGGCGGCGCTATCGCGATCAGCGACGCAGGCGGCAACGTGAAGGTGCAGCTGGGCGTGGACGGCGCGGGCAACGGCTATGTGCTGGTCAACGGCAGAATGATACAGTGAGGTGTTTTTAAATGGCGGTAGCCAATTACAGCCCACCCGCAGAAGCGCTTATCAAGGCGACGCGGGCGGATTTTGACCGGCGTGACGTTGTGCTGCCGGTGCATCTTGTACAGTACGACGATACGCTCCCGGTGCTGGCCGTGGCCCTGTACAAGGGCGGGCAGCCCTGGACACTGCCCACTGGCGCGGATGTCAACCTGCGGATGGATAAAAAAGACGGGCACTATGTCTACAACCCCGCGCTGGGCGTGAGCAGCGACCGCAGCACAGTTTATATGGCCGTGACTGCCCAGATGACGACCGGCTGCGGCACGTTCGCCCCAGTGGTAGAGGTGCTGGCGGGCGGTGGTGTGGCCGGTATGGCCGCCCTGCGGCTGGACATCGACAGGAACCCGGTGCAGGATGGGATGCTTGAAAGTACGGATGAATATAAGACCGTGCAGGTGCTGGCCGCTGAGGTGGCCGCCAACGCCAAAATCGTGCGGGATAATGAGACGGGCATCCAGGATGTGCACGAGAACATCGAGGCCATCAAGGCCGCGCCTGCCAACGCCACGGCCGCTGCGGCCAGTGCCAAGGAGGCCCGCAGCTGGGCCGTGGGCGATACAGCATCCCGCCCAGGCGAGGGTATGGACAACGCCAAATACTACGCCGCGCTGGCCCAGCAGGTCAGCCAGGGCGCGGTAGGCTGGTACCCGAACTACGAGGCGCTGTACGCGGCCCACGATACCGGCTACGACGGAAACTGGGCCATTATAGGCGATACCGATACCATCTGGGTGTGGGACAGCGACACGGGTGTCTGGAAGGACACTGGTGAAAGCAGTAAGTTTGCGAATTACTACGACAAGACTCAAATTGACGCAAATTTCTACGGCAAGACTCAAATTGACGCAAATTTCTACGACAAGACCAAAATCGACGCAAAACTGCCCAAGCCGGTGACGGTTACGGTGGCAGCCAGCGCCTGGACTACCGGTGATTGCACGGTGTCCTGGGACGATGGCAGCACGAGCAGCTACACCACCTGCGCCACTGTCACGGTGGCCGGGGTAACGGCAGACAGCCGGGTTGCTGTAAGTGACCGAACCCGAGTTACGGATGCAGTGCGGATGGTAGCCGCGCTGGAACCCGGAGCCGGGGTGGTTAAGTTTTATGCGAACAGTGCGCCGACGAGCGCGGCGGTGTTTGTTTTGGAGGTAAGCCAATGAGTGGAGCAGCGAATAATCCGTACTTTGAAATCAGTAGAGAACCCAGTAGAGACGACCTGCTGCGAATTATGACAGCCCCCAACGCCGTTGCGAATGGTCGTGCGTCAAGCGGCGCATCGCATAAGGAGGTATTGTGCAATATGACGAATAAACGATATTTTGCAGGGGGGCACTCTAAGCCCCGGATTGCCGAAAGGCGGTGTGGAACATGATCGTGCAAAATATGGCCGCTCTATGCCCGTACAGGATCGGCGATTACTTGCAGACAGAGAACCCCACGAACCCTGCCCTCAGCTGGCCCGGCACAAGCTGGGTGCAGGTGCAGAACCGCATGCTGATGGGGGCCAGCGATACCTACCCCGTGGGCAGCGAGGGCGGCGAAGCACAGCATACGCTCACTGTGTCAGAGATTCCGTCCCATCAGCATCAGCTCCACGGATGGGCAATCCAAATCGCATCCGGCCCATTAACGCAATATGCACCAACTCACCCCTACGACAAGTACGACAACACAGAACTTACGACCCGTCCAGCGGGTGGAGGTAAGCCCCACAACAACCTGCCCCCTTACCGTTCGGTGCATATCTGGCGTCGGACAGCTTGATCCCCGAGATGGGGTGCGTGGCATGATCTGCGCAAACCCCGACAGTCAGGTATCGGCGGCGATGCAGACCATTATGGAGCTTCCGATTCTCATGGCGTTCGCCCGTTTTTCTGTATTTGCTAAGGAGAGGAACCAAAAATATAAGATTTGTTCCTTATGATGAAGCCGGAAATGTGGCAACTTGGAAGTCAGACCTTCCGAGTACGGAAACTTCAAGCACTGGCGGCAACCAGCCAATGCCCATCGTGAACAAGTACACGGCATGTTATATGTGGAAGCGCACCGGCTGACCCCGAAGTGGGCGGCGCTATGAGTGCAACCCGCAACCCCTATTACCAGCTGCCCGGTGGGGCTGACCTGCCAGGCGACGTGCGTGTGAGCGATACGGCGGAAGCATTCGCGCACCAACTAACTTACCTGCCGGAATATGGTTCATCATCGCTAATTACACAACTTATTAAAAATGGAAGGACGAAAAAGTGAAACAAACCGGAATCTTTGAGGGCCGCGCGGAAGTGCTGTACAACTATGGCCGCTTCGGCTGGACGCGGAACTATGGCAAGACCTGGCACGGCGGCATTGATATCGTCGGCCTGGACAGCGATAAAATCCGAATGCCGTACTACGACGGCAAGAAAATCACCGGCACGGTCACGCGGGCACGCATCGTGACTAACCGCGCCGATAAAACGTGGGAGTGGGGCTGGTACGTCTGCGTGCAGCTGGACGCCGGCCAGACGCCGGATACCGTCAACTTCCTGTATTTCTGCCACTGCGCCAAGCTGCTGGTATCTGTGGGCCAGAAGATCAGCAGCGGCGACGCGCTGGGCATTATGGGCAACACCGGCAATGCGGCGGGCGGCTACGAACACTGCCACTTTGAAGTGCGGGCCACGGCGACCGGCACAGGCGTTGACCCTACCGCCTACGCGGGTATTTCAAACGCAGTGGGCGTTTACGGCACGGCGGGCGACGGCCAGACCGAGCAAATTAGCGAGACGCCGACCGGGAAAACGATGCAGTGCCTGATGATCGGACCGCTGGACAGCGCGGCAGCTGCCAAGTGCGACGCGCTGGCGGACAGGCTGGCGCTTGCCAGTGTGGGCAGGTATGCGACGCTGCCTGGGGCCGATGCGGGCAAGGTGAAATGCGTCGGCGCTGTCAGCAACGGCGACGCGGTGAGCTTCTACCAGCTGGCCGAGGCCGAGGGCTGGACGAAAGACAACAAATATTTGGCCCGGTATGTGGGCTGATGGAGGGCAAAGATATGGAAAACAGCAACAATACCTTTTTGGCGGCGAAAGCGGCCATTGCGGCGGTCTGTGGGGCGTTCACGGCGGCGTTTGGCTGGCTGGGGTGGCTGGTGGTGGCCTGGGCCGTCTGCATGGTGCTGGATTGGCTCAGCGGCAGTGCAGCGGCGGCAAGCCGCGGCGAGTGGTCGAGTGCCGTAGCCCGCGCGGGAATTTGGCACAAAGCGGGGATGCTGGTGGTGGTCGTAGTGGCCGCGCTGACGGACGCAGTATTGAGCATTGCCGTGGCAAACCTGCCGGGGCTGGGGCTGACGTACTCGAGCCTGATTTTGCCGGTGGTGCTGGTGTGGTACATCTTTACCGAGTTGGGCAGCATTGCCGAAAACGCCGCCGAAATGGGCGCGAACGTGCCGGAGTGGCTGCTGAAGCTGCTTGCCGCTGGGAAAAGCGCAGCGGACAAGAGCGCGGGCGGTATTACCGTGGAAACCGGTAAAAATGCGGACGGATCCCCTATTGGGCATCTGGAGGCAACACAACTGGATGAATTGAAAATGGAAGATTTGGAGCAGTTGGCAATCGACATGGGGCTGACTGTGCAGGACGGCGCGAAGCGTGCGGATTTAATTGCGCAGATCAGTGCAGAGCCGGTGAAGGTGCCGAACGGTAGGAAGTAA